TTCAACGAAGAAGGAATACTTGGGAGATCAGCATGAGCCTCTTGGGACCCGACAAAGAAGACTTCCAGCCGCCGAAGATGTGGGTCGTCTACATAGCGGGGCCGTTCTCTGCACCCACCAACTGGGAGATCAAGAAGAACGTCCGCGACGCTGAGAAGCTGTCTCTCGAGGTCGCCAAGCTAGGCCTGTCTTTCATTTGCCCTCACAAGAACAGCGAGGAGTTCTTTGGTCTGATCACCCCTGAGTACTGGTACGACATGACCATGGAGCTTCTCCGACGGAGCGACATGGTTCTTCTGTTTGGCTCCTGGTCTGGATCAAAGGGAGCTGTTGCCGAGTACACCGAAGCCAAGAAGCTGGGAAAACCGATCTTCAGTTCAATTGAAGCTCTGAAACGCTACGTCGACGCAACCCCGGCAGAGCGATTTCAGATGATGGAGGAGGCCGCCAATGCCCGCTAAGAAGGGAAGGATCGAGAACGAGCTATCCGAGCGCCGCAAGAAGAGGCTCGAGGAACAGTCCATCATGAAGCGTGTGCTGAAGGAATGGCCCACGATGCAGCATCTCAATCAGGCGATGCACATCCTCGAGGTCTTCGCACAGCTGATGAAGCTTCCCCAGTTCGTCAGGTGGATGAAGGCCAACATCGAGGTTCGAGACGAGATCAACCACGAGAAGAAGGTCATCGACACCTACGTGATCTACAAGGGTCCAGAGGGTGAGCCGGGACCGGATCAGCATTTGGTGAAGTGCCCTGGCTGCGGTGTGACCTTCGATGCTGCCTGTCCGACGCCGCCAGAGCCGCCGATGTTGGAAGTGGCGACCACCGTTCCCAGTGCTTTGACCAAGGACATGGACAAGAAGCTGGGAGGGTAACGTGGGGATCTACTGCATCGGGATCGACAATGGCCTGTTCGGGGCAGTCGTGGTGATCGACGATTCCTTCTCGCTGGTGGACTGGTGGGATACCCCACTCATCAACCTGGGAAAGAAGGGCAAGGACAAGAACGAGTTCGCTCCCGCGGCCATGGGCGACATCATCCGCGGAATCATCCACAAGTACTGTCCGAACATCAACGACAACCGACATGTTTTCGCGTACATAGAACAGGCCCACGCGATGCCCGAGCAGGGTCTCACATCCACCTTCAAGACCGGACGAGGGTATGGCCTATGGGAGGGGATCCTAGTAGGATCCGGGATCAGCTACGACGTAGTTCATGCAAAGACGTGGACCAAGGTCATGCTGCACGACATGCCACTTGGAGAACCCAAAGGACGATCCATGGCCAAGTGCCAGCGCCTCTACCCGCGCCTTCCTCTGATCAAGCCGCACGGTCGGAAGCTGTCCATGGATGGACGATCCGATGCAGCCTTAATCGCCACCTACGGAATGATGCAACACACAGGAGCTACCCATGCCAGAGCCAACACCCAAACCCGCAGACCCCCAGCCCGGAAGCCAACCTAAGAAAGACAAACCGATCACCATACCAAAGTGTGACCGATGCGGACTCCCGGTGACTCAGTGCCAGTGCGAGCACAACCGACTTCAGAAGTGACGAGGGTCTTCGTCGCTGTCGACGTCAACAACCTCTGGCACAGTTGCCGGCAGGTGTTCGGGGCCGACTACCGTGTCAGTTTCCAGGCATTGAAGGATCTGATCTCGAAGTTGTATCAAGATGGGAAACGTGAGTTCACGTTTGTGGCCTATGCCATCACACTGCCCTACCGAAAGCAGCTGAAGGACGGTCGGCAGGTCAGGCTTCCCCCACGCAACGCCCGCTTCCTGGAGTCCATGGAGAAGATGGGCTACCTCGTCAAGACCAGGCAGATGGAGTTCGCCAAGGGGGAGGCCAAGCCGTTCGGCACCGACTGGGATGTTGGGATCACGATCGACGCCCTGGACACGATTGATACCTACGATGTCTTCGTCCTGGTGTCTGGAGATGGTGACTACAGCCCGCTGCTCAACAACCTGAGAGCCAAGAGCAAACGAATCGAAGTGGTCACCTTCAAGAAGGCAACGTCGCAGCTGCTATACACCGCGGCTGATTCGATCACATATCTTGGTCTTGACGAAGTGTTTGTCCAGGAGCGCAACCATGGGCCAGCTAATAAAGAGGATGCCACCACCAGCGAAGCCGAAGAATCTGACTTCATCCCAGACGACTCCGGCGTCGCAGGCTTCTTCTGTCGTAAGAACACCGGCAAAGATCAAGCCTAAGAGGCAGCCGGTCAAGATTCAACGTGAGCTGGTCTCGCCGGTACAAGACCTGTTCGACAATCTGTTTCCGTCGACCCAGGCCAACAAGATCGAAGGTCTCGACAACATATCTCCGTCGAACATCACCCCCGAGCAGCTGGATGCCCTGAAGCGAGAGAACCTGTTGCTATGGTCTGTGATGGGGGGCGTAGAGGTTGATCACAGGCCGTTCGACATCGACAACCACAAGTACCTCATCCCGATGTACTTGGATCGCTCCAGGGAGTTCGTGCTGATGAAGTCAGCACAGATGGGAGCGACGATCTTCGTTCTTCTGAAGCTGCTTCACTTCTGTCTCTACCGGGCAGTCAAGGCTTGCTTCTTCTTCCCAACCCAGGATGGTGTCACCACCCTGTCCAAGGACCGGCTGTCGCCGCTCATCCACTCAAACCCAGAGCTGCTGACTGCCGTAGAGGACACGGACACCCTTGGCTACAAGAAGATCGGTCAGAAGAGCGCCCTCTATCTTCGTCACCTCGGTGGCATCGCCAGCAAGGACTCGACACCGTTTGACCACATCGCGTTCGACGAGGTTCGTCTGCTCAACGGAGCTGACATCAGCCAGGCTCGAGAGCGTGTCTCTCACTCCAGCTTCAAGATGGTCACTCAGGTCAGCACTGCCGGCTATCCGATGGCAGACATCCACCGGGAGTTTCTCTTCGGCACACAGAACTTCTGGCACAGCCGCTGTAACTGTCCCGACGGTGTGATCCTGTCGGAGGTCTGGCCGGACTGCATGGGATTCAACCAGAACCCGAAGAACCCTGAGGTGTACTACCGCTGCCCTCGCTGCAACATGCGTATTGTCGATCCGCAAAACGGAAGATTCATCGCCCACAACCCAGGTTCCCTTGTGTCGAGCTACCACATCCACCAGATGATGAGCCGGTTCATCTCTCCTGAGGACATCTGGAGAGCCTTCCAGACGACTCAGAACATGAAGGAGTTCTACAACGCCAAGCTGGGCAAGCCGTACGTCGACGAGGACAACGTTCCCGTGACCACGGATGATCTGATCGCGTGCGAGAACCCAGAGATCAAGTGGGGAGTCAGGACCAAGCCAGCTCAGATCGCTATGGGTGTCGATCAGATGAGTGGCCTCAACTACGTGGTCATCGCGGAGCGGACGGCAACAAAGAAGCGCATCATCCACTTCGAGATCATCGATTCGATGAACCCCATCTACACCGAGGCCGGGCAGCGTGTGACTCCATTCAAGAGGCTCTACCAGCTGATGAAGGAGTACGACGTCGACCTCTGCATCATCGACGCCATGCCCAACGCCAACGAGGCGCTGGACTTCGCCCGAGCTTTCCCTCGCCGGGTGTTCGTGGCTTGGTATCTCGACAGCCGAGGAACGCAAAGAGACATCGTGCAGTGGGGAGATCGGCCCAAGGACAAGACGAATGTCAAGCGTGGTGGACCCAAGATCAAATTCAAGTACACCTGCGTGCTCAACCGTTACCTCTCTATCGACTTTGCTCTATCTGAGATCGGAAACAGGAATACGGAATGGCCCCATCCTGATCGCCTGCTTCAAGTGGCTCGACATATTGAGCGTGGAGTCTATGAGCCTCAGCCGATCATGCGAAACTTCTTCTACATGCACATGACCAAGATCGTGCGTCAGAAGACGGTCATCGAGGAGGAGACCGGGAAGTTCCGCATGGAGTGGGTCAACCTAGGACTTGATCCGCACATTGTTCACGCTTGGAACTTTGCCAACATCGCTCTTGAGAGGCTGCGCCGACAGCCGATCATGACGTTCGCATAGGAGCTGGACATGAAGGCGATCGACTATCTGAAACGTCACAAGGGTCCTCTGGTTCCGCCCAAGGACGTCGAGAAAGCCATGCAGCTCCACGATGCCTGCCCAGATTGTGGTGGAGCTGGTGGGGCTCCAATTCACCCCGAGCAGCCCTGCCCCGGCTGTGGCTTCACCTTCGCAGACTCAGTGGGACTAGAGGACGTGCCGAGGCCCAAGCCGTCAATGACCATCGTCGGTGTGCTGGCGTCACCGTACAACATCTACAGGAAGTGACCATGACCGTCGAAGAGAAAGCAGATCACTGGGTGCTATTGAAGTCGACCAATCTCAAGGCCGCCGGCACGATCGAGGACTATCTGGTGGTGCAGTTCCAGAACGGGGTCTACTACCGATACCCAGACCTGGCGCACCACTTCACAGATCTGATCACTGCTCCATCAGCTGGAAAATACTTCAAGGAGCACATCCGAGAAGAGTCCTGCGAACGACTGAAAGGCGATGAGTGGCCAGAGGAGGATGACGTATGATCAAGATGTACGTCATCAACACTGACGCCTCTATCGAGCCGTTCAACCCGGGCGGCATCGTCGCGTGGGGCTTCATTGTGAAGAAGGCCAAGATGGTCATCCACAAAGAAGCTGGCATCTCTGTGAAGGGCGGCGAGATGGCCACCAACAACGTGGGAGAGTATCACGCTGTAGTCGCCGCGATGTTGTGGCTTCTGTCCCGTCCAAAAGATCAGAGGATGACCGCGGTCATCAGGTCTGATTCTGAGCTGATCGTAAATCAGTGCTCTGGCACATGGAACTGTCGAGACGAGAAGCTGGTTCCTCTTCGAGACATGATCATGAAGGCCAAGAAGAAGTATGGTGCCAATGTGGTCTTCAAGTGGGTGCCTCGAGAAGAGAACCAGGAAGCCGACGAGCTATCCAGATCAGCATACGATCAAGAAGAACTTGCCCATTGGCGAGAGAACTCACTGGACATCATATTCGACGGAGATGATCTTCCGTTCTAGGAGGCTGCGATGGCAAGGCTCATTCTTGCGTTCGGTCATCGTCGGATGCGAGGCAAAGATACGGCGGGCATGATGGCGTTGGAGCTGCTGCTCAAGCAAGGTTGTCAAGTCCGGCGCGATGCCTTTGCAGGCCCCCTCAAGAAAGCCTGCCAGGACGTATTCGGATTCAGCGACGATCAGGTGTACGGAGACTTGAAGGGCGAGGAAGACCCATTCTGGCACTTCACACCCAGGTGGGCTCTCCAGTTTGTCGGCACCGAGCTGTTCCGCCGGCACATTCGAGAGGACATCTGGGCGGCGTCCCTGCAGCGTAGGGCTATCAACGAACCAGAGATCAGTGTCATCGTGACCGATCTACGGTTCAAGAACGAGGCCCAGGCGATCAAAGACATCGGTGGGTTCGTGGTCAAATGTGACCGTAATGTTCCATACGATGAAAAGATCGACGAGCATCAGTCAGAGATCGACATGCTCGACTACGATGGCTGGGACTTCGCACTCGACAACAACCACAGCATGTCAACTCTGAACGAACAAGTAGCCACAGTAGTCGATGTGGCCTGGCAGCGCGTACGAGGGAGAAGACCATGAGGATAGTTCCACAGTCGGTGAAGCTTGAATTCATCACCCCGACCCCAACTCAACCCATCGAGGTCGCGGGCCGCACCTGCTACAAGAGCGAGGACAAGATCACCCTCGAGAGCGCCGCCAAGTTCATTGACATGCTCTACGAGCGAGGTCATGAATCCGTGATCGAGCATCCATATGCTAGCTTCCGGGTGGTCTGCGACCGCGGAGTCAGTCACGAGTTCGTTCGCCACCGGCTCTTCAGCTACAGCCAGGAGAGCACACGGTACTGCAACTACGGCAAGGACAAGTTCGGAAACGAGATCACTGTTATCGAGCCTCCTGGGCTGACTATCCCTCAGAGAAGGTCTTGGGAGCACATCATGAGGCAGTCCGAGCTGGCCTACCTTGCGATGCTGGCCGATCACGCAAGACCGGAGATCGCCCGCTCCGTGCTTCCCACCTGCCTCAAGACTGAACTGGTAGCCATAGCCAACTTCCGGGAGTGGTGCCATTTCCTGCGCCTGCGAACCTCACCCAAGGCACACCCGCAGATGCAAGAAGTGGCCAACATGATCGGAAAAATACTTCTGAGGGAGTGTCCAGAGGTGTTCAAACACGTCGTCAGCTACCCACCACAGGAGCTATAGATGATCACCGCTCACACTAGGGCCCTCATCATCGTTGAAGGAAATATCGGCTCTGGCAAATCGACAGCTTCCAAGAAGCTTGCCGAGCGTCTCAACCTCAGGCTCCTCGAGGAGCCTGTAGACCAAGATCTTCTGCATCTCTTCTACGAAGACATGAAGAACGGCGGCAACGAGTGGCCGTTCGCATTTCAGATCGAGATGCTCAGTCAGCGCTGGGCGCAACAGATGTCAGCCGGCGCTGAGACTCTGCTTCGTGGAGGCTACGACGGGGCCATCCTCGACCGCAGCCTGTGGGGTGACCGGGTGTTCGCCGAAGCCCTTGCCATCGCCGGCAAGATTCACCCCAAGATGTTCGAGATCTACGAGAAGTTCGTTCGCAACATGTCCGTGGTCCTCTGGCCCCCTACCCTGCTCCTCTACCTCACGGCAAGCCCCGAAACCTGCCTGGAACGCATCAGGAGGCGCAACAGGCCTCAGGAGGCCGGAATCACCCTGGAGTACCTCCAGTCCATCCACGAGGGCTACCAGAGGCTCCTGCGCGAGGCCAAGACGGCCTTCTTCCCCTGGTCGCACGCCGTCGAAGTCATGCCCGTTCCGTGGGACCCGTCGATCGTTAACGACGCCGAGTGGGACCGAACCGCAGACATGGTGAGGGAAGCATGCCGGATGTGCCGGAGGTAAGCCTCGAGGTACGAGAGAAGTTCCTGCTGGGGATGCTGCTCGCTCGGGTCGACATTCTGGTGGGGTGGGCTCAGGGAATCCTGCCCAGGTTGGGTACCAAAGAGCACAACTGCGACCCCAACATCAAGGCCCTACTCGAAACCCTGGCTGGTCTGTACAACGATCCCAACGCAGGGGAACCCGTAGGTTGGTCTTGGTCAGATCGATACTTCGTCACGAAGCCAAGAGAGGAAGAATGAGCGCCATTCTGTTGATGATCTTAGCTGTGTTCGGGACATTGATCCTACGAGCTATCTTTGCCCTTCCAGCGGCTCTGCTGATCATGTGGTGCTGGAATGGATCGATTCCAGCTCTGTTCCACCTGCCAGAGATTCGCTACTGGCAGAGCTTCGCACTCTGCCTGCTGGTGGGCTTCATCACAGCTCAGACTGGCTTGGCAGTGTCGAAGAAGGAATGAGCGGAAGGTGGAGGAATCGAACCCCTAGCCTTGCGACCACCCGCGGGTTCAAGCCGCGTTGCCAACCTTCGGCGGCACCTTCCTTAGGGCATCAGCTCCCGGGTCCAGTACTCTCGCCACTCGACCGGGATCAGCTCGATGTTCTGCAGCACCACATTGAAAGAAGGCACCCACGTCGGACGCACAGGTTGAACCCGGAGGTGCATACCTGCTTCCTGTGGTGTCAGGTTCGCCTTGCGTGCGTTGCACGCTTGGCAGGCCATGACGATGTTCTCCCACTCCGTCCGTCCGCCACGGGACCTTGGCAAGACGTGATCGAAGGTCAGAACTACGTTGCGACCGCCTGCTCCGCAGTACTGGCAACGGAACCTGTCTCGAGCCAGAACGTTCTGGCGGGAGAACTTGATCCGCTTCTTCTTCGTGTCGATGTTGTGGTTCAGCCGCACGACCGCAGGCATGCCCATGTTGAAGTGGACTTCCTGCTCGTACTCTTCCAGCACATCAACCTTGCCCCGGGCGATGTAGCTCATCGCTCTGGTCCAGGGGACAAGGTTGATGGGTTGGTACCCTTGATCCAGCACTAAGGTTTGCATGGGTCCCTCCGAACGTTGATCATTGGTCGATTGTACTATGCCCGAGGGGGGATTCGAACCCCCACTTTCCAAGGTTTGAGCTTGGTGCGACTTCCAGTTGCGCCACTCGGGCATGATACCGGGGAAGGGATTCGAACCCTCAACAGCCAGATCCTAAGTCTGGAGCGACTACCAGTTGCGCCACCCCGGCAAGATCAGGCAGGCGGGAGTCGAACCCGCACAACTCCGGCGCCCCATGCCGGCGGCTTACCATCAAGCCCTCTGCCTGTTGTGTCCCCGGAGGGACTCGAACCCCCACTTGATCGCTTTTAAGGCGAGGCCGCTTCCTCTTGGGCTACGGGGACTCAGTGGCAGCACTCAGGATCGAACTGAGAATGTCCGATTTATGGGACCGGCGAGGAGACCCTCTCCTCCCTGCTGCCAAGTACCGGGGATGGGATTCGAACCCACACTTTCCAGCACCTCAAGCTGGTGCGACTACCAGTTGCGCCACCCCGGCATGTAGCCTGCCCGGCAGGACTTGAACCTGCAGTCTCTCGGTTCGTAGCCGAGTATCCTTGTCCATTAGACGACGGGCAGAAAAGATCAACTAGTGGGCGGTGAGGGAGTTGAACCCCCATTATGACCGGGTGTAGGCCGGTGGCCATTCCGCTAGGCGAACCGCCCGATGCTGCGACGGGGAGTCGAGCCCCGACTTGCGGTTTCGGAGACCGCCGTGCAGAGTCCCCTACACTATCGCAGCAACAGTGATCCCGGCTGGACTCGAACCAGCATTGATCCGGTTTAGGAAACCGGTGACCTTCCTTTGGCCCACGGGACCTTGGTACCGCCAGAAGGAATCGAACCCTCGTCTTCCGGGTAGAAACCGGAGGCCCTGTCCATTAGACGATGGCGGCATGGAGGCGTCGTCGGGAGTTGAACCCGCCTGGCGGGTTTTGCAGACCCGCTGGCTCGCCGGAACCACGACGCCGAAGAGCGGGGCCAGAAGGAATTGAACCCTCTCGACATCGGTTTTGGAGACCGACCGGCTACCTCAGCCTTGACCCCAATGTAACTTCGCATGGCAGTTGGAGCAGAGAACGCGACACTTTTTCATCTCCACCAGGATCCGTTCCCTAGAGAGTCCCGCATGAACCATCTCTGACAGGGTGTACTCTTTTCTATCAGGATCTCGATGGTGAAAGGTCAGACACCCAGGATGATCTTCTGGGCACTTACTACACTTCAGTTTGGAATTGATCTCGGTGAACCACTTTCGTAGTTCCCGTCGTCTGTCCATCACTCGTTTCTTCGCCTTCTCTTTGTTTCTGGCGTACCAGTCACGCCTGTATCGACGAAGATCATCTTTGTGCTCTTCAAGCCACGCTTTGGAGGCCATGCCCTACGGTATCAACCGGTATCCAAAACGTCAACAGGTTTTGGAGACCGCTTGGCTGCCATAGCCTTGACCCCATCAATCTCATCAGTGATTATCAATGATCCTTAAAAGTGAACTGGTGATAATCAGAGCCGCCACAGAGAATCGAACTCTGCCTTCCTGCTTACCAAGCAGGCGTCCCAACCATGTGGACCTTGGCGGCGTCAGAAAGCTCAGCTGTGGACCGTCTACGATGCATGGACAGCAAAGACCTCGCGCTTCTCTCCAGGTGCATGGCAGACAGGTGGTGGACTCGGCGGGAATCGAACCCGCATCTCAAGCTTGCAAAGCTTGCCGTCTCCCGTTGACATACGAGCCCAAGCCGAGAGCCAGATGTCGACCTCCAGCTCTCTTGGGCATGGCTCTGATTGATCCTCCAGTCGACATCGAGAATCGCTCTCCCATGCCTGGGTGGGCACTGCCGGACTCGAACCGGCGATCACCTGCATGTCGAGCAGGGGTCCTTGCCGCTAGACGAAGCGCCCAAGTCTCTGATACAACTTACGAAAAAAG